TTCAGCACAAACTATTTTGGATAAAAAGTTGATTGAAACTATTGAATTTCGTTTACCAACTATTTTGAATAATTATTTTACATCTGATGGCGTTCAAATACAAGTAACTGCAAAATTTAATCCTATTGCAAATACTATTGCAATAGATCAAAATAGTTGGGATATATTTGGTTTTAAAAATGGTGACCCAATTTATGTTTATAGTTCATATAGAAATGATGGATATAAATCAATAAATACTTTTTCTAGTAATATAGCTTATGTCAATACTGCATATTCAGTTATAGATGAATCTTTCCCAACTAATTTAGGGAGAGTAATTACTTTTGCTTTAGTATATGTTCCATTAGATGTTAAAATGGTAATAGCAGAAATGATCGCATATGATTATGATGTTAGGCCATGCAGGACGGCTGGAATTAAATCAAGATCATTAGGTCCATAATCGGAAACATACACTATTGATAATGATAATTTTGGGTATCCACTAGAAATATTAAATAAATTAGAAAGATATAAACTTTGTAGGTTAAATTAAATGTTGCGAGATTTATTAACTATTAAAAATGAAATTTTAATAAATAGAACTATATCGTCAAATGATGGGATGGGAGGAAGTACTACAACTACAACTATTACTACATTGCCATTGGCAGCTTTATGGGTTAATAGTACAACGAATAGATATTTATATGATCGCTATAGTATGGACTCTAGTCACACATTAATATTTGAATACGGTGTATATACATTTAATAGAAAAAATGATTTAGAACCTGGGCAAACATCTATTGAAACAGTTACATACAATAATGTATCATATAATACAGTTGGATTTATGGATGATGTTATGAATTTGCACGAAATTTGCATAATGCATTTAGATAGGTTTGAATAATGACAACAAAAGTAATTACAAAATGGAATGGTGATGAGGTAAAAGTTATTGGACAGAAAGTAATTTCAGATAGTACATATAAAATTGGTTTGGTGGTTGAAGGACAAGCAAAAGAATTAGCGGCAAGAAGATATGGATATTTAGCCGCATCTATTAATACACAAAGTAAAGATAAAGGGGATAATATAGAAAATCCTTCTAATTATGCAAAAGAAACTCCTCCAACTAATCATAACGTGGAATCATTTAGAAATATAACTAAACCAAATAATGATAATGAAACATTGATTGGTAGTGCCGTTGATTATGCTCCATATCAAGAATTTGGAACTGTACGAATGAACGCACAGCCCTTTTTGCGCCCTGCATTAGATTTGGCTATGGGTGAAAGTTTAACAATAGTTGAAGTAGAAGGAAAAAATCAATTTAAGGAATATTTGAAGTGACTGGATCACAATGTGTAGGATATATTTTAAATTCAGTTACAGCTATTTCTGTACTAACATCTGGCAGAATATATAATGGGCAAAGGCCAGTTACAACTACAGTACCTTGTATTAATTATTTTGAAATGCCAGGAGGACAACGATATAGAGGATTTGAAAGAATATCATATTCAATTAATTGCAGAGCAACTACAGCGGAAACAGCAATTCAATTATGTAAATTGGTAGATGATACTTTTAATGGACTTGATGGGATGGGAATATATGGCGATATGAATGGATTTGGTATTACTAGAGCGTTTACAAAGCAACGGCAGGGTTTAATACCTGAACCGGAAGATGCTATATATAATGCTCCTATTGATATATTTTTAGTATTTTCAAGATCAACAGTTTCATAAAGGAGAATAATATGGTGGTATTTGGGTTTGTAATTATTCTAATTATTGTATCATTTATATTTGGTATGTTTTTTAAAGATTTAGTTATTAAATATTTAACCAAATTTGTTAATAAGATTAAGTCTTTATTTGTTAAAGGAGAATAATTATGCCTCTTTATCAAAATAGTTCTGTTACTGATGCTAAAATAGAAATTGGTAACTATGCAATGTATGTAGGAACTGCCGGGAATACTGCTGCATCTATTACTACCAACTTAGGTGCTGGTATGGTTAAATCATTTAAATACGAACCTACTATGTATACTTGCCAGGCCGGGAATGCTCCTGATCCTATTCAAGGGGTAGCTCGTGAAACTGCTACTATTGATATTGAATTAATTGAGTATGATGCATCAGCTTTTTCCGCGCTAAGTAATGGGGTAATGGCATCAACTACTGGTGGTTCTGTAATGACAGTAGGTGGTCAGGTTAGTTCTATTAACGGCGTTGGATTAAAATTAGTAAACGTTAGGAAACTTTCTACTGGTTCTACACAAACTACAACTTATGTAGTAAATAGAGCATTTATTAATGGTGGTTGGTCATTATCTCTTAAATCTGATAATGATGCTGATCCTATTAGTGTTTATAGTTTTAGTTTACTTTGTAAGCAGTATGCTACCGCTCAGACTATCTTTACCAAGACGATATCTTAATGAAAGTAGAAGATTTAGATGTTCTACGTCCTGAACCTCGTTTTATTAAATTAGGAGATAAAGAAATAGATGTTTCTTTTATCCCTTGTGGCATTACTTTTGAAGTTGATAGAATAGTTCAAGAATTATCTTCAATTAATAAAGATTCATTATTAGAAAATGGTGATGATACTAAGCGTGCTTTTGAATTGTCTGTAAAATTATGTTCATTATTTTGTGAAAGAAAGCATCCAGAAATGAATGAAGAATGGTTTAACGATAATGTTGATGCTTTGCAGATTAAAAAATTTACAAGTACGATTCAAGAAGCATTAACTAGAGCTTATAATGGAATACAGACCAACTCAAAAAACTTGAAGGCGCCCAGGAAGAAGAGCCGATAATTCATCTTGGGCGCTTATTTGTATCAATGGGTTTAATGTATGCATGGGCAACGAAAGAATATTTACTTTGGGAAATGACAATAGGTCAAATTATAATGTATAACAATAAAGGTTATAATATTAAAAATAATATTGTAGAAAAAGAAGAAATAAGTGATAAAAAACTACAAGAGTTAAAGAAAATTAAAGAAGATATGAAACAACAATATGGAGATATAGAATAGTGGCAAATTTAGGGGAAATGGTTGTATCTATAGTTGGAGATACTACTCAATTAAATTCCGCTATTGATACTAGTAAACAAAAAGTAGGCCAATTTGCAGAAATATTAAAAGAAGGTGGGCCTTTAGGTCAAGCTATTTTATCTGCATCTAATATGATGACAAAATTATTGGCAAATCCAGCTGTAGCTTTAACTGCAATAATTGTAGGAGCTATAGAGGTATTTTCTGATTTTACAAAAGAATTAGTTTCATATGGTGCGCAAATAAAAGAAACATCAGAACGTACAGGATTATCAACTAAAGCATTACAAGAATATAAATTTATTGCAGAACAAACTGGTGGTTCATTAGAAACAATAACCGCTGCCGTAAAAATGATGACTCGTGGACTTGAAACAAATAAAGATACTTTTGCGAAATTAGGAATTCAAACTAAAGATACTAGTGGTAATTTTTTATCAACTACAGACATATTTGATCAAACAATAGAAAAATTAGGCGATTTATCTAATGATACCGAACGTACAAATTTAGCATTAAAATTATTTGGTCGTGGTGCATTAGATATGGTCCCTTTGTTAAAAGAAGGTTCTAAAGGAATTGAAGAATTAAAAAATAAAGCCAATGAATTAGGATTGGTATTAAATGACAGTACAATAAAAAATGCGCATGATTTTGAAAAATCAACTGATGCGCTAAAAGCTTCTTGGAAAGCTTTTTCAATGTCATTAGTTCAAGATGCTTTACCCGCATTAAAATTAGTTACTGATTCATATTTATATGTAACTGAATTAATAAATCGGGCTAGAGTAGCCGCACAAAATAACGAAATTATAAAAGCATATAGAGATGGGAAGGTATCAGTTATAGAATATCATGATGCTGTCCAATCAATGATTGATATGAATAAACAAGTGGTAAATGATGATAAAAGTTCTGCTAGTGAGAAAAGAAAAGCCAATCAAGAAATAGCTGATGGCTATGCGATGCTTACTAAAGTTAGAAAGGAATATCGCATAGCAGAAGAAGAGCAAATAAAAAAAGATAATGAAATAGCTAAAGATAATGCGGCTACTAAAGCATTACAAGATGAAGAGGATAAATTACAAGGCTTACGTGATGCTAGAGATAAGGCGGCAAAAGAATATAATGATTCAATATCATTAACCGCTCAATTGCAATCTAAAGGATTGAGAACGGCGGATGAAGCCAC